ATCCACACAGTTTCACCACAAGCATTTTTATTTAAATACATTAAAGGTGAAAAAGTAGATATAACATCTTTGTTATTAGATAGAAATTTTTATCACGCACCAACTGGGACTAATCAGTTTGCATCAGTAAAAAAACACAAGGTAATTTACCCAGACCATTTAAAAATTAAGGTGGGAGTATGAAAAAGACTAAGCCAGACTGGCAAGACCCTAAATGGGTTTATATTCCAGCAGTTGCCACCAATGTATTGCAAAGATTTAAACAATTGGGATGGAAACCACCATCAGAGAAATCACGCAATCATTGAAATAGCAGACTTTTCTGTTTGTGCAACTCTAGCTAACCACCCCTTTTCGTAAGTGGGATTATTCAAAGACTTATAGAACTTTTCTTTCGCATCTGTGAATCGTTCTATAAGTAGCTTTGGTTCTAAGTTATTAATCGCAGACAGGCTTAATGATCCTAAAGAACCATCAGCAGTAACTCCGATTGCAGTCTGTAATGTCTTTATAGCTCTGCCCATTCCAGCATTTACTCCAAAGTCAAATACAAGGTAATCTAAACCAGTCGGCAAATCATCACAATGAGCCATGTCCCAATATTTTCTTTTATAAAATGGTGCGACTGTTTCAGCTTTTAATGCTTTCATGTTTTCCCATGTAACTGGATGACCAACAAAGGCCTCCCAATTTGCTTGTGTAACACCTAGATTAGTGCTTCCTGCACGACCATCTGGCAACTTGTTACCATTATCGTGTGTGTCACTTGTAAAGCCACCTTCAGACTTTAAAACAAGGGCTAACGAGGATTCAAAGTTATCTTTCATACAGGTGTACTCTTATGTAACATTTCATTAGTTTCCTGTGAATTGTGGATACCACCAAAGTAAAATCCTAAAACAAGCATTAAAGCACCATCAAGCGTACCTAATACCCTTGCGACCAACTCTCTCATTTCTTGAGCAATAATATGAGTCAGTAAGAAATATTGAACCATTGACCAGCCAACAACAATTAAAATACTTAATAACGCAGGAACAAACGATTTGGTTGACACTTGCATTTCTCTAGCTGATTTGCGGTCATCTGTGGCAAGTTTTTCAAAGTTTAAACCTAACTCTTGTGCTTTGGCTTGAAGATCCATCTCGGCTTGTTTAAGCGACATCATCTGTTCAGCAGATAGTTTGCCTGTTTCAATTGTCTTTTGCACATCTTTTTCATCGATGTTTAGGGCTTTACTAATGGCAGTAACTGCTAACCCAGCAAGAGGGCCACCAAGTGCTGTTGCAATCCCTGGTGCAATTTGATTAAGCCAGTCCATTATTTATCTACCTTTTTATCTAATTTTTCAAACATTTTATCCAAGATTGCTTCTAATCTGTCAAACCTTGCATCCATATCGGACTTTCGTACATAATGAGTTGGTAAGTCAACTTCAAGGTTTTTAAGATCGTTTTTAAGACTTTGTATTGCTTCCCATAACTGACGAGCAAACCATCCTATAACACCTAGAGCCACAGATATTCCAATATTAAGTAAGGTTTGAGTATCCATTATTTTTTAGCCTCTAAAACTACAATACGAGCATTTAACTCTTGTATTGCTTTAATAAGAACTGGTACAAGTTCAGTAGCAGATAATCCATAACTTTGTTTAGTTTCGTCAATATCTTCAACAAGTTCATCAATTACAACTTTGACTTCTTGAGCAATTAAACCAATATGTTTCTTTTTAGTATCATCTTCCGTTTTCATGTGATACATAACGGGATTTAATGCCAATACTTCTTTTAATCCGTATTGCAAAGGAGTAATATTTTTCTTTAATCTTTTATCAGAAATTGCGGTATAAACACCAGTAGTATTATTAATTGTTGCAACTGTTGTTCCTAACCAAGCAAATACAAAATATCCTGTTGCCACATTATCACGACCAAAAGACCACCAAAAACTTGTTGTCTGACCAGCAACATACTGACCAACTTGAGAATTATTAATAGATTGAACATAGACATCAGAACTACTTACAATTGCAGTTCCATTATTTCCAACAATAAATTGACCTTGTGAATTTACACCAGTTCTAAACACACCATTGACATAAGTAAATAAAGGATAAGCACCATCAGTTGTAAGAGCCATACCACCAAAAGAAGATGGCGCAAATTTTCCAGAGAAAGTTCCGTCACTAACTCTCAATCCACCATTAGATGTTGTGCGAACATCAAGAGTATATATAGGATTTGTTGTGCCTAAACCAATATTTCCTGCTGAGTCTTTATAAAACTGTCCAGAGCCATAATTAACCACCCCTGTGCCACCAGTAACAGTTCCTGTTGTAACTAAATTAAGAGTATTAGCAGTTCCAGAGTTATTAATTGTAACTGATTTAATTGTTGCTACATTGGTTAAATCATTATTATTAACATTTAAATCACCTGTTAGTGGTGTTTGACCATCAGCACTTAATGAGCCTGTTAAAGCATTAGCAATGTCTGTAAGCGTATTATTCGCCCAAGTTGATGATATGGTTGTTGCTGTGGTTACTGGATTACCTGCTGGTAAACTATAGACACCTGATCCGTTGCGACTCATTATTTATTCTCCTTGATTCATTTTGTTGGCTTGATTAAGCATTAATAACCTTGCTAAATTTTTTTGTTGTGGTGTTACTTTATTGGATAATTGACCTGCTTTATATGCTGCCTCACCCATTAATCTAGGAGAATATAAAGGAGAACCCAATAATAAAGCAGGGTTTAATGTACTAGCTGATGTAAGCCCTAAACCACTTAAACTTCCTCTAGCAACTAAACCTTTAGGCAACAAAGAATTTAATGCTTGACCAGCAAGTGCAGGTTCTAAATTTTTACCACCTTCTTGTTGTAAAACATTTGCCAATTCTTGCCTGTAACCAAAGTTAGTATTAGCATTGTTGCGAGATAATGAAAGTAATTTACGAATGGCAGTATCATTAGCAGTTTTTTTACCTAAAGATAATGATTTTTCAATTTGTTGTTCAATTTTTATTGCTTCTTCATACGCTTTCATTGTTTTTGCGTAATTAGGGTCTAATTCAACAATATGGTTATAAACTTTATTTCTTACTGCGCTAATAACACGCTGCGCTTGAGGTAAATTTTCTGGATAAATTGCATCTAATCTTCTTTTTAGGCCATCAAGTCCAGATGCAGTCCATAATTCTGGTGTTTTTTTCCATTTTGCTATTTCAGTAGATAATTCACCAATTTTATTTAATTCTGCTTCACCCACTAAAGGCATTTCTTTGCCTAAATTTGATACTTTAAGAGTGTCTAATTGGTCTTTTAATTCTTTTTCAATTGGATCAAATTTATAAAATATTTGTCCTTTTTTGGTTGTTTCAATTCCTTGTTGATAAACATCTTTTCTATTTGCTCTCATATTGGCAAGAGCAGTTTTAGCATCATTTAAAACTTCTTCAGCAGAAATTTCACCACGCATATTATTTAACAAAGTTTCATCACCTTGTTTTCCTGCTTTGTATGCTTCTTTAATGGCTCGATCACCTGCGCCTGTAGTCATACCTAATACATGAGGAATACCTTTGGCTATATATTTAGCACTTTGAACACCACCAGGAATAGCACTTGCAACTAAAGCATTTGTCCCAATTCCTAGTGCTTTTTCACCAGCAAATTCTGCTGGGCTTAAACCTGTTTGTTCTGGAGTTAAAGCACCTTGAACACCACCTGCAATAGCACTTTTACCACTTAATCTTAATAAAGAAGGCAACATTTCTGCGCCTGTTTTAATTGCTTGTGATGCAGGTAAAATTTTGTTTGCAACAGCATAAGGCACACCACCAATTTCTCCAGCTAATTCTGCTGGTCTTGTAGTTGCGTAAGAATAACCACCTGCTTGTTGATTTAAACCACCTTGTATTTGTTTACCTGCTTCTATTGCTTGTTCAACATTTGATAGTGGCCTTTTTGCTTTATTTCCTAAAACAAGGTCACTTAAAGACATTTGAGGACTTTGAGGATTTAAAAACTTATCTGCAATCTGTGCCATTGCCATAGGTGCTTTTGCTAAACCCATTGATGCAGAAATAGGAGCAGAAACAAGACCAGACATTGCTTGTGCAACTGCTTTAGGTTTACCTGATATTTCTTCACCATAAGAAGGTGTAGTTAATGGCACTCCTTCAGGTGTGTATTGTTCCGTATTTAAAACATTACCATCTGATTGTTGCGATTTCATTTGCGTATATTGAGCAAATACTTGTTCTTTAGTTGCGCCATCTGGCACATTAGAAACAATTACTCCATCTGGCATTTTTACATCCATATTAGCCTCCTGATGATGGTAAAGAATTGAAATCTACAACTCTAGGTGCAGTAGGTTTAAATGGGTTTCCTCTACCTGATCCTTTTAATTCATCTTGTTTAGGTTTCTCTGTTGGTCTTGGTTTGTAAGGTTCAATGCCTTGAAATGGATCATAAATAACATTATTAGGATTTGCATTTTGTGAAATAGCACGATCTCTAAAATGTGTTTTAAGAGTATCAAATTGTTGTTTTTGACTTTCAACTATTTGATATGCAGAGTTATCAAAGTCGGCTCTTTGTGCAGGGTTTAATCTTTGACCTGTTAATGTTTTGTTGTAAAGGTTTAAAATGCGATCTGGTACACCAGCAGCGTTTTGTGCTGATGCTACTTCACCTTCACGAACAGTAGATGGTGGATCAAGAATCTTCATGTAACCAAATATTTTAGACATATCACCTGCTGCGCTTTCAGGTGCGCTAATTACTTTTCTGTAGGCTTGTGCTATTTCAATGTAAGGTTTTGCTTGTCCTAAAAATGCTGTGCTTAATTGGTTTGTTGTAGTGTCACCAGTATGAACATTGGTAATTGGTCTTTTGCGATTAGCTTCTAAAGTTTGGTAATCATTATAAGAACCATTAAATCCTTCTTTTTTAGCTAATTGATATTCTTGATAAGATACTGGTGGTTTTTCTTCTTTAGCAGGATTAGTAAATAATGGAGTAACAACACCATTTTTAACACCCACAAGAGAGCCACCTTGTGCAACTTCTTTAATATCTGGTTGTTTAGTTAATTGACCATATAAAGCAGAAGCAAGTGCATTTGCTTGAGGATTTTGCGACATATATGCAAGATCAAATGCTTTTCTTATATTAGGCGCAGTTCCTACTTGTTCTTGAACATTAGGCATTAAATTGCCCATGTCATCTTTTTGTAAATCAGGTCTAACTGCTGGGTTGTAATCTTCACTTCCAAACATTAAATTAGAAATATCTTTAAATTCATTTTGACGCTCACCACGCACCATATCCGCTAATTTCTTTTGCTCCGTTTCAGCATTTTTTGCAAGGTTCATGCCTTGATAAGTATTTAAAGCAGGTAAAAACGCTGCTAAAGGATTAATAGGTGCTACTCGGCCACTTACCATTTGTTCCTGTGGTTGTTGCTGACCTTGTTGCAATAGCATCTTTGCCATCTCTTGTTGTCTTTGAATGCCTTGCAATTCTGAAGCGTAGGGGTCTAAGTAATTTGCCATGATTTATACCTTTAACATATTTGCTAAATTTTGTTGCGTAGATGTAAGAAACGGATTCTGACGATTGTAAACTTGAACAGTTGTATCTAAATTAGTTCTTAATGCGTTTGCCATGTTTTGTTGTGGTGTTTTAGATTTACTTTGTGGCAATTTATAATTGTAGTCACTAGCAGATTGAGACATTAAATCATTAGGAGTAAATCCATTTAATCCTGCTGCGCCTGTCAATGCAGATACTGAGCTTTGACCTAGTCCTGCACCACTTCCAATAATCCCACCTGTTGCGCCTAGTTCAGCTCCACCAATTCCAGCACCAGTAACGGGGACTAAAGAGTTCCCACCTAGTAACCCTAAATTAGCTTCTGCACCACCACCCACCAAATTACTGCCAACTAAATTTGCTTGTGCTGTTGGGTTTGCAGTTCCATAAAACGGATTTAATGGATTCGTTGCAGCGTCAGCACTTAAAGATGTTCCACTTCCAAAACCTGCACCACCAACTGCGCCACCACCTTCTGCAACTGTGCCACCAACTGCGCCACTTTCAGCCAATCCACCACCAGCCAAAGCACCTTCTCCAAATAAAGACGCACCACCTAAATAAGGAGCAGCCAATAATCCACCACCAACAAGCGCAGCAAACATAGCTGGTTTAGACCAATCAAATGCAGCATGACTTCCGTAAGTAGTTCCTAAATTTGTTAATTTGCCTGTAGTTGGGTCAACTTCCACATTGACATTAAATAATCCCCTAGTTGATGGATCATCTACACCAATTGAATATCTGTTTTCACCTACTTTTGTAGCTTGACCAATACCATTAACTTCATAATCACTTGTTGGGTTTCCATATTCATCAGTTGATTGATTGTAAGGATTAACAGTTACACCATTCATTAAACTATGCAAATAAGCATCAAGTTTAGGACTTGATATTGTATCAACAGTCTGATTATTGTTAGTGTTTAGGTATTGATAGGGGTTCATTATGGTGTCGATCCTAATCCTGTATACCAATCATACATTCCACCTAATACACTACCTTTTCCCGTTCCACCTGATATTAGACTTGAACCTAATCCACCTAAACCATTTAACATTGCATTACTTTGGTTTGTTGCTAAATTCTGTTGGGCAATATTATTTTGATTCTGTAATCCATAGGCACTTAAATAATCTGGACCAGCCACACCTTGTTGTTGATAAGGGCTTACATAATTAGGAGTTGTTGCCGATTTAAATGCACTTAATTGTTGATATGGAAGATTAGACGCAGTTACTCCTTGATTAAAGAATTGATTTTGTGCTGATAAACCTGCTAACTGAGCTTGTGTGTTTAAATCGTTTTGTTGTTGCCCTAGCAAGGTCTTAGCAGTTGTGTATGCTTGGGAGCCTGGCATAATGCCTTGATTTGCTAGCTGTGCGTCACTTGCTTCGTTTTGTCTTTGAATCTGTGGTTGCAGTCTTTGATTAATTAATCCTGTTGCCTTATCCCAAGATGCCATTCCTGTATCGAGTGGTTGACCACTAGCATTTTGTGCATTTTGTGCAAGGTTATTAAATGTTCCTTGAAACTGTGGTGCAAGGGTTTGATTTGCTGAATATGTGGGATTACCATATTGATCTGTTCCAGATTGCGTATAGTTTAAATTCCCATATTGCGTATTCTGATTGACACGATTCGCAGCAGTCGCTTGTTGTGCGCCTTTTAAATTACCATAAGCATTTGCCTGTGCGCCTTGTATAAAAGGACTGTTCGGGTCAATTGCCGATGTGTTTGGTTGTGATCCTAAATCAAATAATCCCATGTATTTCTCCTTAAATTACAGACCCTGTTTCCATAACAAAATCCGTAGATGTCCAATGAACATCAATTCCTTGACTAGCTGTTGTTAGTTGTAAACCACCTGCATAACCAATCCCTGTGACTGATTGCCAATTCTTTGAAATGTTGTATTTACCACCCCAATACGATTGATCCCATAAACTTGTGTTCCAAGTTGCTACACTTACCGAATTAGGATTAAAAGTCAGCGTTCCTGTGTCATTCGTTGTTTCAAAGTCCACATTTACACCACATAAAATCGTAGGCAATCCGTTATCAGTCAATAATATCGGTCTTACCATCGTAAAGCGTTTCTGTTGACCTCTAGCATCAAAGTAAGAATAGGCTTGTTGAACACTTGCATTAATATTTGTGCCACCATCACTTGTATCAGCGTAAAACTCACCTACATAACCATTTGAACCAAAGAACATCCCTTTTTTACCATTTACTTCCCAACATTTTGCATCAATATTGGTAAATCTAGCCCATGATTGCGTAATCGTGTGCATTACATATTGTTCTGTTCCACCTGAAATAGGAATATTCAATATCAGCATATTCTCGGAAGCATAATATTGAATTTGCCACCCATAATTATCATAATAATATGTCGCTGCTTGACTAACTGCAAAATATATTTTGTCTGTAAGGTTCACACGAGGGTCTAATCGACTTGATTGCAATGCACTAGACATTGGCACTAATCCATCTTGGGATAATAGTAATAAGTCACCACCCCATTTAAAGAAACATTTGCGATTAAAGGTCTGACCCATTTGCCAAACACCTTTTAATGCCCAAGTAGATGCACTTGCTGGGTCTGTGCCTTGATAGACAATGATTTCACCCATATTTGTAATGAACATAGCAAAGTCATCAACTCCATAACCTGCGTCAAGTGTCCATGTTGCCATTGCTTGTAAGAATCCACCATTACGAGCCACAGAACCAAAATTTAATTCACTTGCTGCGCCACCTATCGAGCTAACTGGTAAATACCAACAACTCATTGTGTTTTTTTGTGTAAAGTAAAGACGATTCTTGAAAAGGTTGACATTGATAAAAGTTGAAGATGTAACCCCAGTTACAGAAATATTTGCCCAAGTTGTACCATCATATACAAGAGGAGTATCTACACCATTACAACATACTAAGAAATTACCACCAGGAGTTGTAATATTTACATATTGAAATTGTGCGTTATTTAAGCCCGTTTTAACGACTGTTCCGTTACCTGTTGAAGTTACATCATAAATTTGTGAACCAGCACAAGCAAATAGTTTCTGACCTGTTGGCCCTGCATAATTCATTAAGGTTTCAACATAGCCTGTAATATTTGTTGCTCTCTTTACATAGCCTTTTCTTAAACTTACATCCGTAGGTGTAGGGAAGAAATTAATCATCTCCACAGCATCCGTAGGTGGCATATTCGATATTGCATCTCTTGCGTTCCATCCACCTACAGGAGCTGGAATAGAAGCTGTAAGAGCTTTACGAAGTTGTGGTCTAATTCCCATTATGATCCAAAACCAGAATCAGGAATGTTGTACCATCCTATCAATACTTGTGATGGCATAGGAGCAAACGATAATGTAGCCATACCCTTATCCTCTGCTTTCATTACGGATAAATATCGGTTGTAATCTTGTTGCAGAGCAGTCGTGTCAAAGTTCTTAATTTGGAAGAATTTAAGTTTAGTTCCTAATATCATCAAACGATCTGGGAAGATACAAGTATCCGTATCTGTTGTCATGGATTGTTTAGGTGTGCCATTAGCACTTAATTGCCCAAGCGTTTGACCTATATTCAAAGCCTAAATACTCTTGCGTATTTTGTGGTGGCCAAATATTAAACTTACCGCCAATGAATCGCCATCTTACTCGTGGTCCTGTCGCGATATAACCAGACTTGAGCCATTGCCATTGCTGAGGACTTTCAGGGCCTAACATGAGCCAATGCTTAGTCTTGTCCCATTGTGTATTAGGTGTAATCGAATGAAAATCACTCGGCATTGTATATTCAGTCTTACTAAATAAAACTGAACCATTTATTTGTGCTGACGAACATTTCTGATTAACTGTAACTGTCTTTGCTACTGTGTCAATCGCAGTTACATAAGTATCTTGTGGGAATGATCCACCTGTAACCATGTAGGTAGAATCAATTAATGAGCCATCTTGAGCTGTAAAACTTTGAACATTAGTGATGGTATAACCATTTTGGACTGTTGAGCCTGTCGTGGTTACGAACTGTGTATAGTATCGGTATTCAGTCTGTAAAGTTTGCCATTCATACTCATAGGTCATTTCTGAGCCTACAGAATTCATCAAAGACTGTAATTGAATAATCTGCTGATTAGTATTACCAGCGACTTGGTTCGTTTGTGCTAAACCTAATTCAGATGATACCTGATTAATTAAGCTCAATAGATTTGATGACATAACAGTCCTTAAATAAATTAGCCCAAGTAATCAGGTTTTTTACATTATAACTTTATTCTACGGATTCAACAACTTTGGGCTTTCTGCCACGAGGTTTTTGTGCATACATGAGCATATCTAGCTGAGCCTTTAATTTATCCATTTCAGCTTTGTTTTCTGCTCTTAAACGCTCGTTTTCAACTTCTAAAGCCTTTAAACTTTCATCACGCTTGAGAGCTTCTGCATCACTTGATGATTTATTTAAAAATGCCTTTGCTTTGTCTCTAAATGTATAAGGAGACATTCCAGCAGACATCCCCATTCTTTGCAATGCTAAATCAGATGCTTCGGCAATCTGCTCAATCGTATAGAATTTCAAACCTTTGAGTTCTTCGGCCTGTGATCTGCTGATTAATGACCACTCACTCAATGGTGTGCCAGATAACATTTCATCTGAACCATGTTGATTCTGAAAGTGCGCCCAATGAAGTGGGAACTCCATCTTATCTTGTTCGTAGATTGGTCTTTCAATGATATTGAGAGCATCGCCTGGTATCATTTTTTTAATCCAAATGACATCATCGTATATCTCTCGACCTTCCGCAGCAGTCTTAGCTGGGTTAATTAGTGGTTTCTTAAAGAATTGAACCGACAAACGCTTGTTTCCATCATCCATAATTTATCCTAAAGTAGTTTAGTTAAAAAAGAAAAAGACTACCCTTGATGAGAGAGTAGTCTTAGGGTTACAACAAAAAATTAAACTGAAGCTGCACCAAACCAGCCATACTCACCTGAAGCCATTGCAGTAGCAGGACTTGTATAGTTACCACCAGTTGCTGTTGCTGCAAAAGTTGTTGTGTTAATTGAACAAACAGCAGTTGAAGCAGCAATCGTTGCAGTTGCTTTAGCCCATACATAACGCTTACCATCGGAAGCAAATATTTGTTGACCTAATGGACCAGCAGGCAATGCACCAGCAGCAATTTCTGCAACAGTTAAAGTGTCGTTTAAATCTACTCCAGACACAGGAGATAATGAATAAGCCATGATATTTTACCTTTCTTAGTTCTTTAAAAGACCTTGTAATTGTTGATTAGAGCAAGTTAAATTTCCGGCCCACCCTAAAAGCTTCACGACCGCGTCCTGATTTATTGCTTGTCTTTCGCCACCAATAGGAACAAAGTTACGATCTTTGTGAGGTCTAAAGAAGATGTAATCTGTGTTCAAGAAGAACATATGATTTGAAGTAGCCTGACCACCAACACCACCACCTAGAACCACATCAGCAGAAGTACCACCACCATAGAACTTAAGTGATGCAAAACCTGCTGCGCCAGATTCTTCAGAAGTAATACGCTGAATAGCTTGTAAAGACTGAACATATAAAGAGTAGAAATTGTTATCAGCAATAATCAAATCAGCTTTATCAGTTCCACGAACTAATTGAATAGCAGTAGAAGTCATTAAACCTAAAATGTTCAATGCAGTAACAGTTGTTCCAGAAGTTACTGTCGGTCTCCAGAATGTCCAGTTAGCACGATCAATTCCTCCGTAAATTCCTGATGACGCGACATCTGGAATTGAAGCGGCCAGTCCAGTTATGTTCTTACCACCATTGCCTGTACCATCTAAATATAAGTCACCAGAGATTCTGTTGAGCAAACGAGCTTCAGAAACTTGCATACGACCATCTAACAAGTCAATGATTGCTTCTTTAGAACTATTTTGTAACATCTCTAAACCAGACATTGTTACTGCGTCAGCGTACTGAGTAATAGAGAATTGAGCAGCAGAAATAGGACTATCTGGAGCAATATTTAAAACTTCGTAACCTGAATAGGAATTTGCGTTGTTGGATTGGCTATCATTGTACATTATCTCCTGAAGAATAACCGAGCCACCTGAAAATGGGTTTACATTACCCTTTTGTTGCAATCTTTGTAGGATTGCGTTGTTTTGTGTTAAGTTATCTGCCAATACACCACTACGACTTTGAATTGTGGTAGCGATAATATCGGTAATTGCGCTATTTGCGAATGCCATAATATTTTCCTTTATAAATAAAAATTAAATTCGTCCACCCAACTCGTTTAATTGTGCTTCGAGTATAGATTTCCGATCTTTTTTATCTGAAGTAGCTACCATCGTTGTCGGTGTAACAGATCGAGGGCTTACTGCTTTAGCCTTAGCCTTACTTACTTGCATTTGTTTTTCACGCTGACCTGTGGCAGTTTTAACCAGTCTTTCCTGTTCCTTCTGCCAAACATCCTCGTTCAAACGAACTGCCTTTACATAGGCCGTTTCGAGGTCTTTAGCGATACCATTCTCAAGTAATTGAGCCATATCTTCTCGAACCTCGTCAAAATGTGGGAATTTCTCACTATTTGACCTTACTTTTTCAATCTCATTATATAAGCGAGAATTTTCCTCTTGCTCATATCTTTGTTTTATTGTAGCAACTTCTTGATTAACTGTATACAACTGTTGCATTAAATGATCTTGTGGTTGCACTTGACCACCTAAATTAATACCATAGGACTGTGCTAATTGGTTAAACATTTGCACTTTTTGCTCGTATGGTGCATGAGTAAGCATCTGATCGGCACGAGCCAAAGCAGAAATATATTCTTCTGGCTTAATATTCTTTCTTTGTAATTCCCCCATGTAAGGTTCAATAGCTGACCTTAATGTCTTAGAATGTTCGGCTTCTTGTCGATAAGTAGATACACCTTTTTTATATTCATCTTCACGCTTATTCGCATATTCAGCAAACTTAGTAAATTCTTCTTTACTAACCTGTTCACCTTTTTCTAATTTGTCCCAAATCTGTGTGTATTCTTTTTTCCATGTTGTCGGTTTAGTAACCTTAACATCTACAAATTCTTCGGGTTCATCATCAGGCTTTGAGTTTGTTTCTTCAGTTGGTTCTTCTACGATTTCCTCAATTGGTTCATCTTCTACTTGTACAACTTCTTCAATCGGTTCATCTTTAACTTCATCAAGGGCTGATTCTAATAACTCTCTGCGATCCATGTAATTCTCCTAAGTGGTCAGGGTTTAATACTTCAATTTGTTGTATACAATTTCACCAATGGCTCTCTTACGAGCTTCAGCGTTTGGTGCTTCTACTTTCTTTTGTTGCATTGGCACATCATTACCTACTTCAATCATCCTATGACGCTTTAAATGATCTCTATGCTTAGACTTTGAGGTAATCCATGAGCCATCTACTTGGGAAACATATCCATCGATGTCTGATTGCACCATTGGTGCTTGACGCTTGGTCATGTTTTGTTTGATCGTCCAGGCTTCTTCCGCTTCTGGTGTGTCTAGTTTATATCCCCAATGGGTAAGATATTTATCTTTGTCGGATATTTGTGTATTGTTTTCAGGCTCATAATGTTGTTTACATAATGGACACTTCAATGATTTCTCCTATAGTAGTAAAGCTAAAATTGCATCTTCCTCATCTTGAGCTTGAATTTTCATAATACGCATAATCTCGTAGTGCGCTTGAATTCTTGCTAGTTCTTGTTCAATATAAAATGTGTTTACATACTCTCGTTGTTCTTGTTCAATTTCTTTTATTTCTTTTGTTGCTTCAATAATCTTTTTTAAGATTTTCTTTGGTGTAGGGTTGACTAGATCAGTAATCGCTTGTCTTCTTGCTAGTCTTTGTTCTTTCTTTGCTTCAATTAGTTTTAATCGTGCTTCGGCTAATTTCTTTTCATAATCTTTGCTTTTCTTAATGCCACCTAAATCATGCGTGTCTGCAACTGGTCTAATTGATGTGTAATCAATCGAGCAAAATGGTTGACTAGAGAATGAGCCATTACCAAACATTATGCCCAGACCCTTACTGGTTTTCTAGGTTCAACAATATAGGGTTGCAATGGTTCAATATTCTCATCATCTAATAACCTAATATTTACACCCCAATTTGGAGATGGGTATGGTTCAGGTTCGTAATCTTCAGGAGTTGGGATTGGTGCTTTTTTATACACTACACCAATGACCGAAATGTTCTGATAATTCGGCTGAAGATATGATTCATTTTTAACAATTTCAGTCGGTTGATTGTTTTCATCAAGTTCAAATTCAGTTGGGATGATGGTATAAAGAATCGGTAAGGATTCGGCTTCGTCTTGAAAGGATAGGCAGAGGTCTTGCATATTAGCTTCCTGTTAGGGCATTTGATTGAGCAGAAGTAAGAGCTTGTGGGTATACCGCTAACTTAGAAATCCACCCATTTAACCATAAATCACTAGTTGCACCTCTGTTACCTATTGATAATGTTGTTGCAGTTACCATTGTAGATGCAATAGTTGAAGATGAATTTCCATTAAAACTTTGAAAGTAATTATTAGATTGAATAACTGCAATTGATTTTCCTATACTATTTGCTGTATAGCCTGATAAAGAATTATTTAAACCAGTATTAATATAAATATCATAAGACATAGTCCCATCGGTAATAGTATTTATAGCAACTCTATTATTAGAAGATGAATAAACTTGAAATAAAGACCCATTAGAACCTAAATTATTTTTTTTGAATGAAGCATAAATAGTATCTTGCCCTTGATTATACCAACTCGAAAAGTTAGTCCCTGTCATACTTGCGTTATCACTTGCTCTAGTGACTTGGGCTGAAGTAGTGGGTATGTAAGAGGTTGGGAATGCGAGGGCTTCTAGTTGTGCGCCCCAGATGTATCCACCACTTATGCCATTGCCTGTGTAGGAACTAGCTCTTCCAGAAGTTCCAGTATCAATTAATGTTAAATTAACAGCGTAAACAGCGCTTGTAATTAGCGATGAAATAGTTAAAGATATTCTATACATACCATTCCCTACACTATTAATAAAAGCTGTGTTTGCAGTAGTTTGAACAGTCACAGTAGAAGTATCTAAATCAAAATTTGCATAGTTAGTAGAAATTGGCCCACCCCAAAATATTTGCAAATATCTCACATCTTTTTTCTTTACAAAAAACGATGCTGTGTAAGAAACTCCACTTGTTACGCTAACAGCTTGTGATACTCCTGTAAGTGCAGTTGCTGATTGTGAGATTATTGCGTCAGCACTAATAGTACCATCAGGCGCAACAAGTTGATTAACAGATATAGTAGATGACATCTTTCCCCATATAGCATTATCAAATTGTTCTGAATAAGTCACTAAATTCGTACTACTCTGCTCAATCAACAATCCCAATGATTCCCCTGTTGTCGGATTAAAATCAAATCTCGGTTGATTAATCGGTGCAGTTAGGAGTTGAGGGATGTAGTTGGTAATCGGTGTGGTTGTAGTGGGGTTATAGGCTGTTACGGATGAGCGTTGTTCTAGTTGAGCCAATGTTGCATTAATAGTCCCACTAGATGCCGATGGATAAATTGAACCATAATAAGTTGAACCATCTGAAACACCTATGCCTATTTGAACACTAGCCGAAGTTACTGTAAAGGTCATCGTGCATCTGTAAACGCCTGTGCTAATAAGTGAAATTGTTGCAGAAACAAAATTAGCCCCAGCATTACTTACTACTGTTCCTGAACCAGTTAAGTTATAAATAACTCCGCATAATGTAGTAACCATACCAGCGTAATTAGAAGTACCAGCAGTTACATAAAATGAAGCAGTATAAGTTAATCCGAGTGTTAAAGTATTTGTTTGTATTAATCTATTGCCATTTGGTAAAGCAGTTATGGTTTGATAATAAGAAACTCCATCAGGAGACAAAACCCCACTCGTAGTATGAGTTGTATTAACATCTGTCCAAACTGCATTATTCATTGCTGAATAAGTAAACAAATTCTGCTCTGCCAAAGCACTTGTCTTACCATCATAATATGGTGCAGTAGTGCTTCGGCTGAATGTGACACGAGGGTCTAATTGCTGACTGTTCGCAAAATCAAGTAATAAACTTGGTCGAACATTGGGAAAATTGGCTGAAATACTCATAGGGATTTCCAATTATGAATAACTACGAATAAATAAATAACGATGAGGATAACTAAACAAATTGGGATTGCTACACCAATAAAATAACCGACTATGGTGGATAACAAAGCCTTGATACACATAACTAAATCAACATTTTCCACATTCAAATGAAATAAGAAATTCATTAAAGGATTCTGTTCTCTGCCACCATTTTTTAAGATAGTGCGAGTTGTATACCAATCAAGCAATTGGAGAATGAAAAAGGTAAAGGAGAGAATATATATCATGCGATCCTATAAGTAACATAAGTATTCGTTGCAGTTTTAACTGTTTTAAATTGTGCTGATGTGCCAATTGCTACTGTGGTAGAACCAACATAAGTATGTGCTGTTCCTGCTGTCATGGTAATTGCACCACTTGCTGAACCAGTATTAATAACTGACCATGTAAACGAGTTATTTACCACCCCTAAGCCATTTAAAACACCAGCGTCAGTCAATGTACCTGTCGGCAAAGTTAAAGCCACAGCACTCGCAGAAGTGACTTGCATAATATAAGTGAGTAACTGTGCAATCGTTAAAGTCGCAGTTGCTGATAAAGTCGTAATCGTAGGTTGAATCTGATAATTACTTGTATTCACTAAATTAGTTGTTGAACCACCTGCAATCTGAACGGCCTTCGCATCTTGCCAAGCCATTGTTCCTAGATACTGATTTAGGGGAATTTGGTTTGCTCGTGTGCCGATGTCTGATTGGTTTACATTAGCAAAACCATTCTCAGTAATCGTTGTCGCAGCCAATGATGTTGCTGTGGCCACCCCTAATGTCGGAGTAACAAAGACTGGTGATGTTGCAAGAGCAACTACTGTACCTGATCCTGTGGTGGAGTAGGAGGTTGTCCAAGCTGTGCCAGTTGAATTAGGAATACCAGCTGCTGGATAAACCATTGTGGATCCACCAATTCCGACCCATGTAAAGGCAGAGCCAGA